GTTTGCCTTGCCTACACCCTCTACAATCTTAAAAATCGTACATTTTTTTACTTCGTCAATATAGTCATTGTTTACGGAAGCACCAGCCTGTGACAGGTAGGTGCTTTTTTCTTTGCTCGTCTCATCAATAAGACGACCAAATATGCCAAAATGCTTGCAAAAGTCAAATAAAATGCAAATTATAGCAAATAAATTTGCATATTCCGAAAAAAAGCAGTACCTTTGCACGCTAATTTTTTGACCAACTATTCACAGCAATGAAAAAACAACTTATTACCCTTTGTGCAGCCCTCGCTCTCATCCTTACAGGCTGCAAGTCCGGCGAAAACGACCCGGAAGCCAAACAGAAAGTAGTGTTCAAGGTCGCAACCTTCGAACAGACACAAGAACCCATGAACGCTCCCGGTGTGCGCCGCAGTCCGATCCTCGACGATGAAGGCGGCTCTGCCCTCACCGACATCTACGCCTTCGACGGCACAACCCTGCTCGCACATCAGACCAACGACCAAGAGGACTTCGGTACCATCGCCCTCGAACTCACGCACGGCAACCACGACCTCTCGTTTGTCGCTACACGTTCCTCGGGGCTTTCCTACAACGCCGGAGTACTCTCCTGTACTTCGTTACGTTCCACCTTCGGAAAATTGCTCTCGCTCAATGTTTCAAGCAGCACCCCGACGCAGAACCTCGCTCTCGACCGTCTCAACGGACAACTGTACATCACTATCAACGACGCTTTCCCGTCCAACGCTGCCGAGATTGCTTTCACCCTCAACCCGCGCTATGAGCAGCTGAACGTAGCCACCATCTGCGGCACGAACGGAAGCGAAAAGACCGTCCGCACAGGCTGCACCTCGAAAGTAGGCAAGAGCGGCGAGCAGTACAACATCGCATTCCTCGCTCCTTCACTCGACGAAGAGTTCACTTCCGACGTAACCATCACCGTCTATAACGCAGGCGGCGATGCCATCTATAACGTACTGATTGAGGACGTGCGCATGGCGGCGAACACCAAGACGATGCTCTCCGGCAACCTGTTCACTACCCCCTCCGCAAGCGTGACGGTAAACACCTCATGGAATACAAATATCGTCGGCACTTTCTAAAGCCGCAAACCCATGTGGTCGAACTCGCTCCGCTCAAGGTGCTATGCGCAAGCAATACGACGGTGGTCACGTTTACTGTTACCGTCCATCCTACTTGGGATGACCAGTCTGGTGTCGTGTTCTAAACCCGACGAGCCGCAAGACCCGACCGCAAGCGAGGAACTGACCGACAACGGCTACACGGTAGTCCTGCAGACCGACTCCGACGAATGGCGCGTGCAGCTGTTCAAGCAGCACCTGCTCTATTCCGAGGCGGCGGCTGTCGAACTGCCTGCGCCGTGGATCGTACCGACGCGCGAGGACGCGCAGGTACTCAAGACCCTCACCTACGGCGACGGCTCCGAGAGGTTCATCACCTCCGACGGGTACACTTTTGGTATGCCTTCCTCATCCGTCACGAAGGCGGGCAGCAAGACCAAGTACTCCGTCCTGGGGCTTCACCGCCGCAAGAACGTGATTGTCGTGGAGTGGTAGCATGTGCGTACGTATGCGTGTGTATCTATTAAGGAGTGCAGGCGGTCATAGTGCCACCGCCCCGAAGTGAATTTTGACATTGCGCGGAGTTCCTGGAGACGTGAGTGTGAGGTGCGTGTGATTTGAGCCGTTTTTCCCCTCATTTTCCCCACTTTTGTTGCTATTTTGTTACTAACAACTTTCGCCACCCCTCCTAACTCCAGCAATATCAATAAGTTAAGTACAAAACAAGAATTTCTGTATAGGAAAGTAAGGTGTGATTTTGGAAAGTAAGGCAAAGGAAAATGACGGGAAAATTAAGTCAAATAATTGCCTTATATAGCAAATCTTGCGAAAAATACACTTTTTTACATTATTTTACTTTATTTATTTGTGAGTTTCGTTTTTTTGTTGTAATTTTGTGACCTCAATTGATTTGAGTAACAAAAAAGTAACAAACACAGCAACAAATGAGCATTAACAAAGACCCTATCAAACTGCGTCAGCGACCCAACACTTCCGGCACAACGTCGCTGTACCTCGATATCTATCTCGACGGGAAGCGCAAGTATGAGTGGCTCAAACTCTATCTCGTGCCGGAACACACCCGGAAGGACAAGGAGAAGAACGCCGAGACCTTGCGGCTTGCAGAAGCCATCCGAGCCAAGCGCATCGTGGAACTCAAGAACGGCAAGTTCGGCTTCGAAAGCGAGTTCGCCCTGCAGACGCGGTTCTTCGATTACTACCGTTCCATGTGCGAGAAGCGTCTCGGCTCCGAGAGCCGTGGTAATTGGGGCAACTGGTTCTCCTGCCTGCATCACCTCAAGAAGTACGAGCCGCGCGAGGACATCACTTTCGCGGAGATTACGCCGGAATGGGTGCAGGGCTTCAAGAACTACTTGGAGAACACGGCGGTGGCTTGGCAGCACGACGTACGCGAACGGACGAAGGACAAGCCACTTGCGCGTAACAGTAAGGTGTCGTATTTCAACAAACTGCGGGCGTGTCTCAATCAGGCGTTCGAGGAACGCATCATCGCGGTCAACCCTATGCGCGGCATCGACAACTTCAAAGCGGAGGAAGGCACGCGCATGTACCTGACTATCGACGAGGTGAAGAAACTCGCGCAGACGGAGTGCGACTACCCCAAAATCAAGAACGCCTTCCTGTTCTCGTGTCTCACGGGCTTGCGCCGGAGCGATATCGTCAAACTGACTTGGGGCGAGGTGTATCAGCAGGGCGAGTACACGCGCATCATCTTCAAGCAGAAGAAAACAGGCGGCTTGGAGTATCTTGATTTGACGGAGCAGGCGGTAGCCCTCATGGGCGAGCGCAAGTCGCCGGAAGTTCACGTGTTCCCGGACGTTCTCTCGCCCTCGTGTACGAACCACGCCCTGCAGGTATGGGTGACGCGCGCGGGTATCAACAAGGACATCACGTTCCATTGCGGTCGGCATACGTTCGCGACGATGATGCTCGACCTCGGTACTGACATATACACCACGTCCAAGTTGCTGGGTCATAAGAACATCAGCACGACGCAGATATACGCGAAAGTCCTCGACAAGAACAAGCAGGCAGCGGTTGCGCGCATCCCTAACATCCTGCCCGAATAACTTTCGCCCAACCAAAAGAGAAGCGGTTACGCATTGATTAGTGCGTAGCCGCTTTTTCTGTGTTCTCCCGTGCCCGATTTCGAGCAGTTGGGGAATGTTCCATGCGCAGTTCTTTCGTTGCGAGGGCGCAAGATTTGCGAAAAATAACTAATTCTGCCCTGAAAGAGCCACGTTCTGCCAACGGGGCTTGCCGTTGCTGTCGTCCGACCACTCCCAGTCGTCCAAGTCCAGGCGTTCCTCGACGGTCTGAATAACCTTGAGCGGCTTCGGTTGGAAGTCTCTCATCTGTTCGAGCGCGCGAGCGATCCTCTTATTAAGAACGCGCGAGCGAGTCGCCATTACGCTTTCCGGGGTGTTCATTTCTGACCGATGATTTTGATGAGTGCGTCGATCTGCTCGTCCTTCTTCTGAATGAGTTTGCGGGTCTCGGCGAGTTCTTCCAATTGTCGGCTCATAATGTCCTGTTGCCGCTCCAGCGTCTTGAAGAACAGCTGCGCGTCGGCGTTGAGTGTTACCTGACTTCCTTCCCCTGCTGCTACACTCGTGCCGTTGTTCGCGTCGCCGGACTTGATGATTGAGCGGTTCTGCCGGATGTACTCAAGCAATCGTTGGGTCTGCTCGGGAACAGGATTACCCTTCTCCCAATTTTGTACCGAGCGGATAGATACTCCGCACATTTGGGCGAGTTCTTGCTGGGATACGCCCATTTCCTCCCGAATTTTTTTAACGTCCATAAGTCATTGTATTTTTGTGCTATATGAAAAAATTTCGTCTTTTTCTGCATTTTTTTCGTAAAAAATTTGCATATATCGAAAAATTTTCGTAATTTTGCAGCGAATTTCTTTCGTAAGGTACGAAACCAATTCAAATTTGCGTGCAAAGTTACAAAAAAAATTTGATATGTGCAAATAAATGACGAAAAAAATACATAAAAAAATAACCAACTAAAAATTGTAGAGATTATGGAAACATTATTCAAAACGCCTTATCAGCGTGAAAAAGAAGCGAAGGAGTTGGCAATCTACACCGAGTATCAGGAGTTGGCTGCTGACC